AACAACTCCTGCTCCGAGAACAAACCAAGGACAAGGTCCGCTTGATGATGTTGCTCCAGGTGATCCTGGTGTTGATATTTCAAACATCTTCTCTGGGCACTCTGCAAAGATTTGGCAAAAACTATCAGGAAAGGATTAATGGCTTCAAGACTCACCATGAGACCTCGTCGTAATGAGAGCGGGGAACGTTTGATTAAAAGGTTCAGACGAAAAGTAAAGAAACTAGGATTATTGGAAGAACAGCGAGAGAGACGTTACTATACCAAAAAATCCGACAAGAAAAGAAGAGCCAAGCAAAAGGCTATTGCTCGTCGTAAAAAACAAGAGCAAAAAGAAAAGAAAAACACTAATTAATGTAGTTTTGGAGAAATTATGTCAGTACATAAATATACAAGTTGGGGCCGAACTAGAAGCCCAAAAAATATAGCCGGTGATCCCGGTACCAAGGTTGTTTGTCTATCAGCTACAGATAACCTAAGACTTAGCAATACAGCTTATAAAACTGAAGGCTATGCAACTGAAAATCAAAGATACCTTCATTTGCTTCTAGAAGATGCTACAACTTCCGATGATCCACCAGCGGTTACAGTTTTTGGATACTGCCATGCTTTTGAAAGGTGGTTTGAGCTACCAGCATCTTTCACCCCACAAGGTGGTAATACCGGACCAACTGCAATAAGCCTAGACCTAGGTAATCAAGGCTCTAGAGATTCAGATGCTAAAGTTCCAAGTGATAGAGAGTATAGAACTTATGAAATATTAGGCATTGACCGTGTTGCTTTTGTTTGTTCATCCGCAGCACAAATTGATGTCTGGGCTGCATGTAGCACATTTTAAGAGAGGTTTAAATGGCTGAATTCGGCTGGGCATATGTAGCAGGAGATGTTATATCCGGGGCGTTAGGCCCTGTTGATTCATTACTTTTGAAGAAAGGAGACACCAATATAAGTGGCTCTCCTAATCTTGTATATAATACAACAAGTAATGTTTTAGCCGTAACTGGTGGAGTTAGTGCCTCTGTTAACATTTCGGCTTCAGCTTTTTATGGTGATGGCTCTAATTTATCTGGTATTACTTCCGTTAACATAGCAAACGATGGAAACAATCGACTACTAACAGCCGATGGTGACAGTACAATGTCAGCAGAATCTAACTTGACTTTTGACGGCTCCAATCTAATTCTTTCTGGTAATCTAGAAGTTTCTGGATCCAGAGTAAAGTTGACAGGTCTATCTGCCGGCACAGCGACAACATCTAGTTTTCTAGCAGTAGATTCAAGTAACAATATAGTATTAACGTCATCAGCCGCTGGTGGTGGATCTGGTGGAACTCTTGGCGCAGCAGAGGACGGAGACTACACAGACGGATTATACACAGACTTTACAACAAATACCACAGTTGGAACAGCAATTGATAGATTTAATGAAGTTTTAAAAATTCTTGCCCCAAGTCCAGCGCCTAATGTAAAATCGATTAAATACGACCAATCCAATGGACAAAGTGCAAAACTTTCTTTTGATGGTTCAAATGCTATCACAGGCTATACAGCATCTTCAACTAATGCTGGATTTTCTGCTGTTAATAGAAATGGAACGTATGAGGCAGCAACCTCCGGAGCAAACTTTAAGCTTGGTATCTATAACGCACAAGAACTCACAGGGTTTATAAACTATGATGTCGCTCCAAGTGTTACAAATGGTCAAGTTGCATATGCTTCTGGTGCTTTTGGAAACGCTAATGAGGGTACATTAAAATTAGAATTAAATGGAACTGTTATTCATTCTGTGGCTCTCTCTGGGCTAGCGGGGTCTGGTAATCCAGCAACAGGATCTGCAACCTCTTTAACAAATGGATCCGGCTTTACAAATGTTTCGATTACAGCATCTTCGTTTGATGGCAATGCAGCAGAGTGGCATATTTTTAAACATAGAACAGCGAAATATAAGATTGAAGCAGATGACCAAAAGAAAGGATGGAACTATCTGAGAGTAGTTCACACAGTTGGCGGAGCAGATAGAAACTCAAACTACATTGAGTGGATCAATGATCCGGACGGAGCAGGACAGGCGTTGTCAATCTCCAATGCTAGAATAGAAAATATTTCCACTGGAGGCTCTGTTTATGTCTCAGGTGTACAATATAACACTAGCATTACCGCTAATTACAAAGCAGATATCAATAATATATATAGAAACGTTTTTCCCACTGGGACTCCTATATCTTTCTCTCCAACCAAATCATCGACACCTTCTGCACAAGCTGTCCCGGATTTAAGTGGTGGAGATGATGAGACCAAGGTTTTAGGTATAACTGCTAGCTTATCACTAAACACTAGCATCAATCCATCTCAAACAATCGGATCTTCAATGAGTGTTACGCATCCATTGAAATCAAATATAACAAACGGTGGAAATGCCACAGCTACACAGTTTTTAATTTATGACAACACTCCCCCTACATCAAATAATTTAACAGAGACTTTTATAAATGAAACTTTTAGAGTGGTGTCCGCTTCATACGATACACAAGGTTCTTTATCTAGTGCCACATGGGATTCAGAGGTGCACTTAACCTCAAGTGGTACATCTGGTTATAATGACGGATTAGTGCAACTAGCTACAGCAGAATACAATGGAAGGCTATATAGCCCAATTGCTAGTGCTCTACCAAACAATGGAAATTTCTCTACATTAACAAATGGCCCGGCTGGTAATCCAAATTATTCTAGCGAATCAGGGACTAGGGCTTATTACAGAAAAATCCAAAACACATCAGGTGGGACAAAATACAATTTAAAAATCACTTCAACTAAAGGAAGTACAACTTATAATAATTCTTCATTGTCAACTGGTAATGCTCATTTCTTTGCAAAGATCCCCGGAGCAACCGGTTGGATGGATATTTCGCAAAATTTTGTCTACGGTAGTGTAGCAGATGGCAATGGAGCTCTAATCTCATCAGCTACAAACGATGTCGACAGTGGTAACAATGTGCATCATATTACTTTTGGAACTGCTTCAATTGCAGCGAATGAATATATAGCTATAAAAGTTTTGGCTGATGAAAGCTGGACTGGACATCTATCTCAACTTGAATTTGTTCTTGGAGCTTCATCTGAGACTGCTGCCACTCCACAAGTGCTATCGGATATCGATGCCAACGACACAGGAACAGGAGCTAAGCTTTCCTTTGGTTCTTCAAATGCTGTTGCCGGATACTCAAACGTACAAGGTGGTGGTATTGGTTCCATGACAACAATTAACTCCAACGGAGACTATACGGTCAGTGGAAATAGAAGAGGTGTCTTCTCAGCTGCTCCAACAATTGATGGAGAAATAAACGACGCAATAGCTGCTGATGGTGGAAGTGACTATCCAGCGAAAGCTTTTTACAATGCCTATTCTGGGTCTCTGATCTTAGAAGTAAATGGATCTGAGGTTCATACGATAAACCTAGCTAGTACACTTTCTGCAATAAATACAACAAATTCCCCACAAAACTCTAGATTAAATGTTAGTGCTGTTTCCTTTGCTGAGACCTCCGATGGAATTCCAGATTATCTTAAGCCTTATCGAACTGGTACTTTCGAAGTTGGCTCTGCTAATCAAAGAAGCGGATGGAACTATGCAAGATTAATCCACAGAACTAACTCTGATGCTACGACAAACTATGTTGAGTGGGTGGTTGACCCATCTGGTGCTGTTGACAATACAGCAGTAACTTCACCAGCATTAGCCAATTTTAATCATGGTGATATATATTATCAATCTGGTGTCCGATACTTTGCATCGAGACCCTCTGCTAGTTTTACTTACGCTGCTTCAAACTTCTACAGTAATGTTTATAGTAATGAATCCGATGCTATTTCTTTCGAAAGAACCGACAATTGCTCTATAAACAATATAAGAATGATTGGAGACGGAATAACAACATTTGACTCTGGTGTGTCTCAAGCGGGGATGGCCGCGCTGGATAACGGAGCAGACTGTGAGGCTACGAGTTTTGAGGTGACAGGAAATGTTTTATTTGATAACTTAACCTCGATAAGCGGAGGGCTTGGTCTATACACAAAATATGATATTGCTGTTAACTCAACAATTAAGCATCCGTTTAAAACTAATAAAACTACCTCAACAGCTAGCAAGACTGCCTTCATGGTCTATTCTGGATCGATTGGCAGCACAACACTGGGTAACAACGAATATTTTGGTCTTGAAACATATAGAGTTGTTTCTGGAAACTATGCTAACCAAGCAGCAGTAATAGATGCTGGTAATGTATGGAATTCACAAACTGCCTTGAATGGTGGAGACAGTCATGATGATGGTATGGTAACCGCAAATGGATATGCAATTTCTCCATTCCAAATTGGAAACGCTGGAGACACGAGAAACTCAGCTGATGGAGGTTCACTTCAAGCTCCGGCTGGGAGTCCGAACTATTCCACTTTAACGAACAATACAAGAACTTTTTATCGATATTTTAGATACACAGACGCTAGTACAGTAGCTAGTTTCACATTAACTTTATATGGCGACGCTAATTTGGTTGGAAAAACGGGAACTTATGCGGCGGCATTAGGATCAAATAAGAATTGTTTTGTCGAACTTAAAGTTCCATTTGATCCTAACTTCCCAGGTGCTGATGATCAATCAACGGATTGGGCTGACTGTGCCAAGATCTTTGAAGCCAGCGCTCAACCTAATGTTCTAGGTGCAGGTATTAGAGCCGGTAGTTTTTCCGGCGAAGATCAGTCAATTGACTCAAATGGGCTGGCACTTTCTCTGACCTTGGGGACCAGGAGAATAAAACAAAATCAATATATTATGATAAAAATATCAGCACACAAAGATTGGACGGGGTATCTTTCTAGAATACAGGTGACATACTAATGGCTAAGACGAATGTAACATTTACCAATTTTGCTGCTAAGAAGCTACTTGGCAAAACACAAGTTAGACCCTCTCTATCAGATGCTGAGGAGGCGTTCCCGTCAAATGTATCAGTGCCTGGTGCTGGTGTATTTGCCGAGGCGATTCCAAGAGAGCCCGGAACAGATTTTTTTACATTATATTCTGCTTCTGCTGGTGCACCGGCAACAGTTGAAAAAGTTTATTTTGATTGTGTTGCAATATCAGATAGTCTTTATGATGCAGATGCTTCTTCCGCTGATGGTGGAGATGAATCGCAATCTCAAGGACATCATGCTTATTACTTAAAGCTTCCATCTAACTACCAAACAACCTCATCAAACCCTAACAAGGGAACCGGTAATTTTGTGAATGATAAAAGACTTTATCTATCTCGCGGAGGATTACAGTTGGTTCCTCCTTTTGCAACAGACGCTGGGTTGCCCGGGTCCAGCGGGAATAACTATTACTTTATTGAGCTTTACACCGGAGATCCTACAAATCCTTCAAATAAAATTTCTTCAACTGATGCCATTGACTGGCAGTTTGATTATTACTCTGGTATCGTTTTCATCCAAGACTTTGATGCAGCCAAAGTGCCCGTTACAGCATCAGCATATTTATATGTTGGAAGATATCTAGATGAAAAACTTGATGGTGTTGGGTCGACAATTGTAAAAGATGAGGGCTCAAACATCACAACTGCTGTTTCCTCATTTGATTTTGTTGGTTCTGGTGTAACTGCAACAAACTCAAGCAACAATGTAACTGTTACAATACCCGGGGGAGTTAACTACTCTAGAACAGCAGTGACATCAACAATTACCGCCTCAACCAGTGCGCAAATCATGGGAGTTTCAGCATCCTCGGCGTTAGAGATAAGACTACCAGCGGCATCAGGATATACGGCAGGACAGTTTTTTACTATCAAAGATGAAGCCGGAAATGCCAACACAAACAATATAACAATCTTGGCTACTGGAGCCGAGACTATTGATGGTAGAAGCTCGATTGTCCTCGAATCACCCTTCTCAGCAGTAAACATATATTGTGATGGATCTTCTAAATTCTTTATCTATTAGACTTCCGTTAATCACTCGAATTACTAATTAGTATCGGAAGACCTACGGGTCTTTTGTCATATATATTTCTTGGAGGATTTTTTTATGGCTTATAAATTTCAAGTAGGAGCTGCCATTATGAGCGGCTCTTTAACTCAAGAAGGTGACATCACCGGTGAGGGCAATCTTGCTCTTGCTAACTCCGCTACTATCGGATGTGCTGCTGATGCTGACCTTATTACACTCGCAAGTACATCTGTTGCTTTTGCAAACAATGTTGATGTTAATGTTGCGAAAGCCGGTGGTCTCCAGATCGCTGGTGCTGCTGTAACTTCTACAGCAACTGAAATTAATTTACTCGACGCAATTACTCGTGGTTCAATTATCTATGGTAACTCTTCTGGAGCTTCTGCTCGTTTGGCTGCCGGGTCTGCAAACACAGTATTAAGTACTGATGGTACTGATATTGGATACTCACAAATTGACAATGCAATGATCGATTCATCAGCTGGTATTCAACTTTCTAAGTTAGAATCTGTTACTTCTGCTAGAATCATTGTTGGTAATGGCTCTAACGTTGCGACTGCTGTTGCGATGTCCGGAGACATAGCTATTGACAATGCTGGTGCTACAACTATTCAAGCGAATGCTGTTGAAGGCTCAATGCTTAACAACAATATCGTTTCTGGTCTTGATGATATTGGAGCAGCTTTGGCTACAACTGATGAGCTTATTGTTAGTGACAACGGTACTATTAAGCGTACAGATTTGTCACGTCTTTCCACCATGATGCAGAGCACTGGTCTTGCTGATTCTTCTGGTCAGCTTTCTGTTGCGGCTGCTCAAACATCAATCTCTTCCATCTACAATGCTGGTTTGATTGTTGGACGTGGTGCTTCTGATGCCCATATTGATTTCAGCACTGATGATCAAATTCAATTTGACATTGACAACGCTGCTACTTTAAATCTTAGCGCAAATGGTATCAACCTTCAACAAGGTGGTATTCAGGTTCCAGCTGGAGCAGACATTGATGCTGCCGGTGCAGGTGCTGCTAATCTTTATGCTAGTGTTGGCGCAAACAACCTTACTATCGGTGGTTCTACATCAACAGTTGTTATCCCAGGTAATTTGACTGTTTCCGGTACTACCGTTGAGATTGATGCTGCTTTTGTAGTAACTTCTTCAATTCAATTTGAAGGTGTGACACCAGATGGTAACGAAATTTCTCTTACTTCTGCTGATCCTTCTGCTGATCGTACTATTACACTTCCAGATTTGACTGGTCATATTCCACTTATTGCAGGTGCAATTGGTAATGCTAACGTAACTGCTGCTGAATTCCTTCTTCTTGATGGTGGTTCTTCAGTTGGAACTGATGCCCTTGCTGATGCTGATGGTTTCATGCACAATGATAATGGTACAATGAAGCACACTCAAGTAATTAAGATTGCTGAATTGGCTTTCTCTAAAGTATCTGGTGATGCTACTGTAGCATCTAATGGTGCTCTTACTATTGCTAATGATGCAGTTCAAGCAGCTATGCTTAATGACGACTGTATTTCTGGTTTTGATGACATCGGCGCAGATATCGCTGGTACTGATGAGCTTTTGATTAGTGATGCTGGTACTCTTAAGAGAACTGACATGTCACGTCTTAAGACTTTCATTGGATCTGGTACTGCTGCTATCACAGAACATGGTGATGCTGATAGAACTATGGCTGTTGGTGTAAATGTTGCAACTGCTAATATGTCCGCAAACAGAACTTGGACTCTTCCTGCATCTGCTGGTCTTACCGCTGGTGAATCTGTAAAAATTAAAGCTGCGGGTCTTACTAATGGAAACATTACAATTGCTCGTGCTGGTTCTCAAACAATTGATGGGTCTTTGACCTCTATTGTTCTTGAATCATCTAACGCTGCTGTTGAATTGGTTTATGTAGGTGCTGACGATTGGAGACTATTCTAATCTAAATTACAAAGATTTATCTTGGGGGTCGGGTTTTGCTCGGCCCTTTCTATTTATAGAAAAGAGGTTTTATTATGGCTTATAATTTTTCCAGAGGAAGACAGATAGTAGGAGATCTATCAGGCTCAGATGATTCCGGAAGAGACACAGGTATAGATTTTGAAAATGATTACATTGGTCTCCAGACTGGTGGCACAACTAGCTTTGTTTTATCTGGCTCAAAGGTTGGAATAGGTACAACAAGTCCAGATTATGAACTTGATGTCGCAGGAAATATCGGTGTTAATCAATACATCTATCATAACGGAGATGCCAATACATGGATAAATTTTACTGATAATCGAATAAGGCTTAATGCGGGTGGTAACAATTTCATAGATTGTGAAGATCCCGGTAGTGCTCCTCATAAAGTTAGAATTAATAATGGCGGCAATAATATTGACTTTGTTATCAAAGATAATAGCGGTAATACGTATTTCACGGCCGATGCTTCTACCACTAGAGTAGGTATTCAGACAGAATCGCCAATAGCAGAGTTAGATGTTGCAGGTAAGATCGCTATAACTGCTGAATCCTCAACACCATCGCAACCTTCTGATGGACAAGGGTACCTCTACACAAAGTCAGATGGAAAAATTTATTGGAGATCTTATGATGTTTCTGAAACAGATTTGACTTCAGGCGGTGGAGGTGGTAGTACATCACCCGGAGGCTCAGACAGGCAAGTTCAATTCAATGATGGTGGGTCTTTTGCTGGTAATTCTGCGTTTCTTATTGATGACAGTTACAATGTAAAACTGTCGAGTTCTTTGTATGTTAAAGAATCAATCGGTTTAGGAATTGACTTAGGTGGTGGTAAAAACTCTAGTAATGAATGGGTAGCTATAACAAGCCCACAAAATAGATTTCACATGGTTGGAGATGTGACAAACAATGCTGCTTTTGCTATAGATCAAGCCTCTAATACTGTAGGTGGTACTTATTGGTCTTTCTCTAGAGCACGGGGAACCCCTTCTTCGCCAACTGCTGTAAATGCTAATGATGAAATCTCAAGAATTCAGTTCTTTGCACACACTGGCTCTTCTACTCTTAAGAGATCTGCTATGATATATACAACCGCAGACGCTGATGGCGATGGAAGGATGAGATTCTATGTTACAAATGGAGGTGATGCCGATAATATTGCGATTGACTTTTATAATAATCAAGTTACATTTGGTGATCAACTGATAGTTGGAGCTTCCGGAATGAATCCGATATCAAACGGAGGCGCTTCTATTGGTGGGACCTCAAATAGATTTGAACATATAAGAGGAAACAATCTCGTAGCATATGATTCGCTCCAGATTGGAAGCGTACATCCAATTTACGATAGAGGCGGTCATGGCCTTTCCATTAACAAGGATATAGCAACAATTGGGGACTATACTTCCGGTGAGGGACTTGTCTATGTTTCAAACTATAGTAACGTAGAGAATGTTGCTTTCGTTTTGCGCAAAACAGGCTCTCATTTTGGAGGGATCGCAATCAATGGAACTGATACAGATAATGATGAAAAAGTTGTTTTATTTTCAGAAAACAGTACAGCTGGTTTTGCATTTAAAAATTCAATTCCGGATAATGGTGCCCAAGGAATGGGCAATCTAGAAACAACAGGGAAAACACTATTTGAGGTTGACTCTACTGGTAATTTAAATGTTCCCTCTGGTACACTCTCGGTTGGAGCGATAACAATACCAAAAACAGATGGTACCAATGGACAAGTACTACAAACAGATGGCTCTGGGAATCTAACCTTTGCCACAGTATCGGGTGGGGGATCACCAGGCGGTTCCGACACACAAGTTCAGATTAATAACGGTGGATCTTTTGGAGGACTCAGTGGGCTAACTTATGATGGAGACACGCTTTTCGTCAGTAGTTCGCTCCAATTGGTTGGAGAAGAAAAGATCAATGATCCAAGCTATGCATCTGGTGAACAAGCAAATAGAAGTTTTACTGTTAAAAGACATTATAATTTTTCTCTCTCTGCCAACACTGCGACCGATGTAATCTCGTGGAGACCATATTTGGAAGGCGGTACAACTGAGCCTTCGCATTTTCATGGCGTTGTTGCTTTTAAAATGGAAATATTTGGACACCAGAATGGTGTAGCAAATGGATATCGTAGTAGAAAAGGAATTGTTTCGTATGAAGGTTCTTCGGCCGCAAATGCGTTCGCTTCTGATGATACATTAGGATCTGGTCCCATAACCACAACAGTTAGTAGATCTGGGTGGGTCACAACATTGCAGATTAATGCCAATAGTTCCAACACACAAGGATTCAGAGGTGGTGTTTATGTAGAAATACATTTTGCTAGAGGGGCCGGTACAAACGGCGAAGGAATTTATTGGAGTGTAACATAATGAGTGACGTAACATTAGAAACAGGAAACGTACACCTGGAGGGAGTTTTAAAACTTCACAAACAAGAAGAAAGTCCTTCCGGCTCTTTGGACCATGGGCATGTTTTTGCTATGGAGCTTAGCGGGTCAACCCACTTATATGCCATGGACAGTGATGGAAATGAGACAAAAATCTCTCCTCACAACCAAGAAGGTGAGTGGGAATATTATTGTCGGAATAAAAAGACTGGTAAACATATCAAGATCAACATGGAAAAAATGATAAGAAAACTTGAAGAGATAACTGGTGAGACATTTATCGAGATCATAGAATAAAGAATAAAGTCTTTTTCTTTCTTTTCTCACTATTTAATGTGATACGTATACTAGGAGTAAGCATTAATGTCTTCAATGTTAGAACAAGCTATTGTAGATGCACAGGCACTACGAGAAGCAGCACTTAAAAATGCCGAACAAGCACTTATAGAAAAATTCACACCTCAAATTAAAGAGGCTGTTGAGTCCCTTCTCGAGGGTGATGTGGCAGAGCCAAAAAGAAAAGTCTCATACGAGGGACAAAACTACACCCTTCAGGAAATTGAAGACGGCAAAGCAACTTTAAAAAGAGATGGTGAAAAACCTTTTGTTGTTGCAGAATCTGAGCTATCAGAAGAGCTTGAAGAAAACTTGCTTCAAGAAGAAGAAGGTCAAATGACTGGTGGTGCACCTGCTGCGAGTTTGTCCGCTCCTTTTGCTGGTTCACCTGTCGCTGATCCCGAACAGACAGTACAGTTTTCTGTTGATGTTGAGGAGCCTGTATATGAATTTGATCTTGAATCCTTGAAGAACGAAATAGGCGAAGAACCAACAGAAGAAGAAAAAGAAGGACCTTCCGATCTTCTTGGCGATCTTGGAGCAGATGAAGAAGAGCCTGATTTGGGCGGAGAAGACGAAGATGATCTTCTTGCCGGATTAGATCTTCAAGAACAAAAAGATGATGAAGACGAATTGGTCAACGAAATCATGAAACTTATGAATGAAATGGATGACAACGAAGATAAAGTTCTGGAAGAAGAACTGATCGTTGACATGGATGAAGTGAAAGACGGAACATTTCAAACAAACAAAGCGACTTTGGAATACTATGAGGATATGCGAAAAGCAAAAGAAGAATCCTCACAACTCGAAGAAGAGTTGGAAGATGAGAAAAAGAAATCCGAAGATCTCAAAGAAACAATTAAACGATTTAAACACAAGAATAAACAATATAAGGATGTTGTTGAGAAGTTGTCTCAAAAACTTAATGAGACTCTCCTTTCCAATGCCAAATTGCTTTATTCTAACAAAACATTGAGCGATGCCTCCCTGAATGAGCGACAAAAAAACAAAATTGTTGAAGCCATCGCAAAGTCAAGAACTCCCGAAGAAGCGAAACATCTTTGTGAGACTCTTAATGCTACGGTCACATCGAGTCGAGATAAGAAATCTCCTCGAACCCTAAGCGAGTCTGTACAGAGAAAGTCAAATCTTTCTGGAATTCTTAATACTAGAAAACAGCGAGTAAACGAATCTACTGAGCATACATTTGCTGAGAAGATGAAGAAACTTGCTGGAATCAAATAGATATACTTTTGGAGGTTATATAAAATGTCTATAATTGAAACTTTAACCGAAGGCATCGTAAACCGTGACATGAAAAAAGAAGGAACTGCTCTTCTTAATAAATGGGGAAAAACTGGTTTACTCGAAGGTCTTCAATCCGAGCATCAGAAGTCAACTATGGCTCGCTTGCTCGAGAATCAAGCAAAGGAACTTCTTCGTGAAGCATCTGCCATGGCTGGAAGCCCTGGTGATGTTGAAGGTTTCGCTGCTGTTGCTTTCCCAATCGTTCGTCGTGTATTCGCCGGACTTATCGCTAACGACCTTGTTAGTGTACAACCGATGAGCCTCCCTTCCGGACTCATCTTCTTCCTTGACTTTGTATATTCTGGAGACATCTCTGGAACTGATACTGCTGAATCTAGATTTGGTAACAAGGCTGCTGAATCAATCTACGGAACTAATAAGGTCGGTTCAGAAGTAATTGATGGGGTTGACCTTGTCGACGCTCGTAAAGGCGACTTTGGTGGCCCTGGACGTGGTGGATCAACTGGTTATGCTTATGCATCTCCAAATGGAACACATGACGCTATCGTTGGTAACGCTACTACTTCTATGCAGTTGAAAGATACTTTTCTTCTAGACGGTGCTGTTTCTGAAGCTCGTAAAAAATTGATCAAATATGACGCTGATCTATTGGCTTCAACCGATAGCACTTTGGGCGTATTTGTTTTGGATATTGAAGAAGATAAGCTTACAAATCCAGATTTAGATAATCTTTCTGCTTTCTCTTTCGAAGAAATTAGAACTGGAGTTGTAAATGCTAATGATAGTATCTTGACTGTGTTGAATGGTCATGCATCAATTTCTGGTATGACAATTGCGAATCTTTCACAAGTTCGTCGTTTGACTCAATTGGCTAGTGCTTCTGAAGCAGCCACTGATGAAAAAGCAATCCGTTTTGTAATTATTACTTCTGACCTTTCTACTTTCGTTGCTGGTGCTACCGGTGATGTTGGTGACTTGCATGCAGGTACAGCTGACGCTCCTAAACTACAGTTCCCTGCAAAAGATTCAGTTGGAGTAAAAAGCTCTGGTGGTGGTGCATTAGATTCTTACACAATGCTACTTGAGAACAACCAAAGTATTCCAGAGATCGACATCAAGGTTGATTCAACTGCGATTACAGCTCAAACCAAAAAGTTGAAAGCAAAGTGGACTCCAGAACTTGGACAAGACTTGAATGCTTACCATAACTTGGATGCTGAGGTAGAGCTTACTTCTATCCTTTCTGAGCAAATTGCTCTTGAAATCGATCGTGAGATCCTTGCTGACCTTGTAAACGGCGCAACTGCTGCTACTTACTACTGGTCTCGCTCTCCTGGTCTTTTCGTTAAC